GTTCGCCTAGATTAGATGTGCGTCCTGATGGGAGGAGATAGTGTCACGAAACTTAATTCTTCCGTTCTTCGCGGTGCCGCCAACGCAGTACGATCAACAATACTTCGCAAACCTAACGCGAAGTTTTGCTGTATATATGGAACAACAACAAAATCCAGGAGAAGAGAGAGCAACACGACTTACATTAACAGATTTACCAACAGATGATGCGGGCTTAGAAAATGGAGCATTGTTTCAACAAGATGGTTTTGTTAAGATAACATTAATTAATAAACCGCATGTCCGTGGTTCTGGGTCGGTAGGTGCGGTAGGAACAGTAACGGTGACAACGACATGAGTGATGACACAATTTTAATAATGTCGAACGGTTCTAAGTGGAAACCTGCGACAAGTTCTGATATAGTGCATTGTGTACACTGTGATAATGCAGTTGACACCCCCGCAGAGGTCGCGAGTTACCCAGATGGTAATTGCCCAGATTGTGGCAGATCGTGGACAGGCGCAGAGCGACGCAGTACCTCTATAACCGTGACTGCCCCCGAAGCGATCTCAGGAGAAGCCTAATGCAGGAGTACGAAACAATCACAATGCCCGAAGAGGGACTAGGTAGCTTCTTAACTTCTAATCTTGACGAGATTGATGACAATGTCCTGATGTTTGGTAACGCAGGCGGGATTAACTCGATGAAAGAAGTGGCAGACCGCATGGCGAAGATGGGCCGTGAAGGGGACACTTTTGTTGTTCACGCTTCAGAAAAAGAGGTAATGGTGCCTCGTGAGGTTGCAGAAAACAATCCACAGCTTGTGGCCCAAATTAAAGACGCCATTGCAGCAGAGGGCGCGGACCCCGAAGCTTATATTGTGGGTTCTGACAGAAACTCAATAAACCCTATGACGGGGCAGCGTGAGTTTTTCTTAAAAAAATTAGTAGGAAAAATAAAAAAAGTATTTAAGAAAGCGGCAAAGATAATACTACCTGTAGCAGCATTGGTGTTTACCGGAGGTGCAGGAATCCCGTTTTTAGGGGCAGCAGGAACTGCCGCTGTAGCTTCTGGTGTCGGTTCTTTAATACAAGGTGAAAGTTTTAAAGATGCATTGAAAAGCGCAGCTATTGCGGGCATAGGAACAGGTTTAGTTGGAGGTTTAACGGGTGGATTTAAAGCCATTGCATCTGGATCAGGAACTTTTGGTTCGGGGTTTGCACAGGGTGCAATAGGAACATTACCGGGCGGTCTTCAAACAGGGGCAAAAAATTTATTTGGTATTGGTCAAGCCGCACCAGAAATCACACAACTTTCACAATTGAACCCCGAGCAATTAGAATATGCTACAAGATTGGATGCTTTAAAACCGGGTTTAGGTGAAAAAGCGTTGGTTGATTCCGCTTTAAATGCTGTTCCTGGAACCGCAGCAGCCGCAGGAACTTCTTCGGTCCTTGGCACGGCAGTTAAGTATGGTTTACCAACCTTACTAGCAGCGGGGTCTTTGGGAGCTTTTGATGAAATTCCTGCCGAAGAAATTGATCTTACTGACATGAATGTAGATTTGACAGACACCGCGGAAGATCGTTTAGAAACTGATCCAGAAAAATATTCCACAGGCACTCCTTCGGGTCCTTCTAATTACATTACACCCACGCAGGCAATATATTCAGGTCAACCTATCACAAGCGCATCCTATAGCCCTTCTTTAGGAACATATAACCCTATCGTGCCTTCCTTAACCTATGCAAACTTAATCCCAACTGGGGCGGGAACCAACAATATGATGGGAACAATGGTTCCAAGTAGCGGAGGTGTTTCAACTTACGTCCCGCCCGCACCTATAGAACTACCAAATTTTCAACAGCCAATTTATGGGTATGATGAACAAGGCAATCCAATTTACACACCAACTTATAACGCTCCTATCACACCTTCAGTACAACAAGAAACTGCCTTTGCTGCAAATGGGGGCGCGATGAATTTTCCGCGGCGCACGGGCCAAATAGAAGGGCCGGGAACTGAAACGTCTGATGATATTCCTGCAATGTTGTCTGACGGTGAATTTGTAATGACTGCAAAAGCTGTTAAAGGGGCGGGCAACGGAAGCCGCGAACAAGGCTTTAGAAAGATGTACGACATCATGCGGTCCTTTGAGGGAGGAGCGGTAGCGTAATGGCAGATAATACTACAGTACAAATTTCGCGGCAGGATCCTGCCATTGAGGCATACCGACTCGGATTACTCGGGGATGTACAACAGTTTATTAAGGATCAAATTGCAAAAGGAATGCCTCCTGAGACAGCTTATCAGGTTGCCGGTCTTACCCCCGCGGAGAGTGCGGCTATTAGCGCGGCACAAACTGGTATTGGAGCATACCAACCGTTTTTACAAGCGGGAGAAGCAGCAATTCAGGGTGGTCAAAATATTCTTACGGGCGCAGCCATGCCCTCTTTACGGCAGGCTGAAATGTCTACTGGACAAGCTCAGAACATTATTAATGCAGCGGCACAAACCGCAGCAGGTTTAGGTCGTTTTAATCCTTTTGAAGAACAAGTCGTTCAACAGTCTTTAGCTGATATTGGTCGCCAAGCGGGTTTACAACAACAGGGTATTCGAGCAAATGCGGTGGGGTCAGGCGCTTTCGGAGGTTCTCGTCAAGCAGTTGCAGAACAAGAATTGTTTCGAAATACTCTTGAACAGATGGGAAGAACTTCTGGTCAACTTCGTCAAGCAGGATTTGATTCCTCTATGGCTCGTCGCGCACAAGAGGCCCAATTGATGGGCGATCTTGCAGGGCGACAGCTTGCGCTTGGTCAGGGCTTAGGATCTTTAGCTGCTCAATATGGTCAATTCGGTACTCAATTGGGACAGCTTGGAGTACAACAAGCGGGTATTGGTGAAATTGGTCAGAATATGCGTCAAAACCAAATCGCTACTGCACTTCAAGC